TACACAGTGCCAGATATATATGGTTCATTAGAATGGTTAAATAGATCAACCGCTGTACCTTTAATATTCAAAGCTTTATCTAAAAACTCCATTAACTTAAAGTATCATATCATTTCGCCTCAAGCATATTGGGATAATAAACAACAGGAGATTCAAGACAATTGCACCATTAAGCAAGTTGAATACAAAGCTTCCATGTTGTTAGATTTTCAAAAGAGTTTCCTAGAAAAAATATCAGCAGTACTATCTGGAGAAGAAAACACAGGGAAGTATCTTCACACTACAAAATCTCTTACTGTTGATGGTTCTAATTTATTAGAACACGGTTGGGAAGTAAAAGTTCTTGACCAAAACATTAAAGACTTTGTAGAAAGTCAGATTAAAATATCACAACGAGCAGACAGAGCTGTCGCGTCTGGTATAAGTTTACATTCGGCTTTAGGCAACATGTCTGAAACTGGTAAAGTGGATAGTGGTTCAGAACAACACTATGCTCTTATCAGTTACTTAAACACAGGTATTGATATTCAAGAAATGATTATTACTAAACCGTTAAATATTGCTATTAAAGCCAATTGGCCTGAAAGCAACATCAAAATAGGTTTCTATCATAATGTTCCAGAGAAACAAGAAGATGTGTCTCCTGCAGACCGTTCCATTAATAACGCACCAACAAAGAAATAACTATGAAACTATTATTTAACGAAACAACAGCGTCCGATACTTTCAAAGATTTATTAGGTTTTGTAGATGCCGACATTAATTTTAGAAATCTTCTTCCAGATTTTCTTTCAGCATCTCGAGAAGTTTATGATTTAATAGGTAAAGAAGTGTATGCAAAAGCAATTGATTTATTTGATGAAGACAACATTCTAGAAGATTTTAACAATCCAGATTATATGTTTGTTCGGCACATGCAATACCCTATAGCATTACGTGCCTATGCAATGTACGCCCCAAATAACGATTTATCACACACAAATGACGGTCGTAAAATGCGTAATGAAGAGCACGAAAAACAAGCCTTTCAGTGGATGATAGACAACGACAACAGCGCTCTTGAAAAAAAATACTACAAAGCATTGGATGATTTAATTCACTTTCTAGACAATTCAAAAATAGAAGTCGAATTAACAACAACAATTTACACCATATGGACAAACTCGGAAGCTTACATCAACTCTCAAAAACTATTCATTAGAACGGTAAAAGAGTTTGACCACTACTACCCTATTAATTCAAGATTATTACTTCTTCGATTTTCTCCTGGTATATCAGATTGCGAAAGAAGAGAAATCCTTTCAAGAGTTGGAAAAACAAAATTTGAAGAATTGAAAGCCAAATTAAAAACCAACCAACCTATTGAAGAAGAAAAAGACCTCCTATTATTAGAATTAATTAGAGAAGCTTGCGCCTCTTATTCATTAGCATGGGCAATACCTCGTTTTAATGTAAATTTCTTTCCCGAAGGAATTTTACAGTTTTATGGTTCAGATATGGCACAAACATCAGGAAAAAAACCATCGTTAATGATGGAACCAGAAGCAGCAAGACAAGCTTATGTAACTACCTGCAAAAGAGCATTACTTGACATTGAAAACCTTTTAAAACCATTGCCTAATAATTTAGACGATTTACCTATACAACCAAATATTAACTACGGAGACAAACATTTCTCTGCCTAAAGCAATTAATTATGAAGCGTTTTTTTAAAACATTGTATTTTAGAATATCCAACTTTTGGAACTACACCATTCTAAACAAGGCTAAAAACTTTGAAAAGCAAATTGCAGATGCTATTATCGATAGAGAAGCCCATAAAGCTATTCTTATAATGGATATTCAAAAAGCAGTTCGAAAAAAGACAAAAAAGGGAAAATCAGACTATATTCCTTTAACCAAAAAATCAAAAGCCGAAATTAAAATGATGGTGGACCTTGATTTTGGTATTAAAATGAATGAATTTGGATTAAGACTTACACAGGATCTAAAACTAATTTAATGCACTTAATAGAACTACCAGATACTAAAAAAAAGCTATACCAACCGTCCAACTTATCTGAGTGCGATGCTAGGCAGTATATTGAAATATGTGAACTTATATTTAAATACCATACTTCTACACTTTCTTACGACGCTTTTTGTTACCAAGCGGTTTACAAATTGCACAATATGAAGCCAAAGCAAAATGGCAATGAAGTTATTGAAGAAAACAAAATGGTCAATATTATGCAATTGGCTGAGTTAGTAAGCAATTTTTTTGAAGACAACCAGGAAGATCAAAAAGTTATAAAACAAGATTACACAAACAATCCGGTTGTTTCGTTTGCTCCTGCTTTTAAACGTTTATATGGACCAACTGATGGTTTTCAAAACATGAAGTTTGGCGAATATGTTACTGTACTGCGTTTATTTTTAGACTTCTCTGCAGATCAAAACACCAAAACATTATATGAATTAGCCGCAACTCTTTATAGGCCTAAAAAACACTTTCATTTCATTAAAAAGCTTGGCTATAACTATGATGGAGATTGTCGTGTTCCCTACAACGCAGTGCATACTGATAAGTATTTAGAAATACTAAAACATGCGCCCATGGGCTTTATTTATGGCGTTTATTTATTTTTTGGCTCTATGCAAAAATTCATAACATCGGCTCAAATTCCTTGGGCGGGCAAAGTGTTAGATTTTTCTATTTTATTTGATGGAGATGGCAATTCAAAAGAAAGTGAGTTTGCAGGTTTAGGCATGGATGCAGTAATGCTGTCTATGGCAGAAGGCGGAAGCTTCGGTAAGCTAAACGAAGTAATGCAAACACCATTTTGGACAATTATGATTAAAATGTACGACATACGTATTAGAAATTTAGAAGAACAAAAAATGTACAACGATGCTAAAAATAAATAGACTTAGAGAATTTCTTGCCGAAACAAAAAGCGCCATTGCAGGCATTAATTTTGCCGAATTAGTAATAGACGATTCACAATTCATTAAATTCTTAAAAGACCGCAAGGAAAGCGATAATTGTTTTTTAATTGGGGTAGTTCCTCAATTTCCATTAACAGGCAGCGAAGACAAATATAAATGGAATAACCAATTGCAGTTTTTTATACTAAAAAAGAGAAGCGATAGAATTACACACGATGAAATTTTATTAAACATGCAAGCTACGCAAGACTTAGTAAATGATTTTGTAGAGTTATTGCTTGGCGATAACGTGGGCGAAGCAGGTACATTTTGTGGTTTACCAAATGAGCTTTCCCCTGGTAGTTTATTAGTTTATCCAGTTTGGGAAAAAGCACAATGCGACGGTTGGACTATTGAAATAGATTTGCTAACCATTGCTTAAAATTGCAATTAAAAGCGTATATTTACGCAAAATAAAAGCAATGAGCGAAGTAGAAATAAAAGCAGTTTTTGAAATAGAAATTCAAAAAAGAGGAATAGCCAATCATTTAGAAGGCATTACACGCAACACCATTAATAATTGGCGACATCATATTACAACACCAAGCATAAGCGATAGAATTGGTGTTTTATACCTGCTAGGAAAAATTAAAATAACCAGAAATTTAGATGGCAAACCTAATAGCACAACGTAAACAAAACACCGAAGAAATACTACAAGGCCGTTTCATTCGCCGTGTACTTACTGATGTTAGTAAAGACATGGACCAGGCGCAACGAGCAAAAATGAGTGGTTTCAATTCTAACTTTTGGAACAATAGATCCTTTACCGTTACAGATAGCGTTTTAGAATACAAACACCTAAAGCAACATCGATATGTAGATATGCGCACACGAGCCACAAAAGACGGTACAAAAAAGAAAAAGAAATCACATCCTATCCATAACCGCATCATCATGGGGCATTATAACGAAATAATAAAACATTTAAAATATGGTTTTACCGATGCCGTTAAGCTAACTCTTACAAAAAACGCTTAAATTGTAAGAATTAATTTAATATAAATAAAAATGAAAAAAAAGAAGCCTTAAAAGTTCTAAAGTTTTGGACAAAAGTATTATTAGAATCTGACTACACAAACGACCTAAAAGAACGAGCCGAACTACTCAGCGCAGTTAGAACCATTAAAAACAAACTAAAAAAAAAAGGGATTTAATCCCTTTTTTTCTATTTTTACCAAAAAAACTAAATTTATATACCATGAAAAAA